GACTGTTGTTCTCTCAGGAACAGCGGAACTCGATGGGAACGGTTTGCCTTGGATGAATTTTGACGGGACTAACGATTTTATTCCGCTACAAACAGCCTTACCGAACATTGCCACCGACAGTGTATCGTCTTTTGTTGTCGGCAAGTTTGACGCAACGGCGATGTCGGCTTTGGAATCTTTGCTTTCGCTTGGGAGGAACCACCCTGGTCGTCTCTATTTGCCATACGGTTACAACAGCGAATTTGGCTGGGGATATGGCTCAGACTGGGACGCAGTAACGCACACAGCCGACACTGATGTGCATTTGTTCACTGCTATAGCTGGATCGACTCAGGGGGATTTTGAATGTTGGGAGGATACTACCAGCAAAGGAACAGTCTCTTTGGAAAGTGCCAATACCAGCGGGACGTATGGCATAGGGGGACTAAGCAACACGACCCAATATGCTCTCGACGGCAAGGTTCAAGAGGTGATTATATTCGATGCCGATAAAAGCGTCGAACGAACAACCATTCAATCCGCCATAATGAGTTATTATAATTTATGACCCTGTTAATTTTCAGCACCGAAACCGAGGCGCAAACCCGCACAGAGCAAGCCGGTAAAGATGCCAACCTTGGTTATCATTCCGGCGACCCGAACGGTTGCCGATACATCTGGGCTGTTCAGGCTGAAGATGGAGCTAACCCACGCGCCGCATTACATATTGATGGACATAACCATCTTTTAACCCCCACCGAAACCACCGCATTAGTCGATGATTTACCCGCCGATTGGCAGTATCCTTCAGAGGTAGTATGAACACAGGAGAAATAGAATAATGGCTCCCCGACTTGGATTAGGTGGCGGTGTATCCGCTGACCCAGCGAGTGGGTTATTTGCTGGCGGTATTCCAGATGCTACTAACGACTGGAATTTTGCCCTGAATCAAAGGTCTGATTCCGCACTTAACTCTGTTGACGATATTACCTTTTCGAGAGGAAGCGTAGGCTGGGTGATGAACGATGCCGGAAACCTTGTTGAGGTAGCAAGCGGTGAACCCCGCTACGGATACGACACAAGTGATAATTCACTTGGGTTGCTCATGGAACGTGCGTCCACAAACTTGATGTGGTATAGCGACCTTAGTTCCAATATGATAGCCTTTGAGTCTAATGGGATTGATCGGTCTAGCAACACTACCACGGGGCCAGATGGGGTGTCAGGGTCAGGTTACAGCATCAATACGGTGGCGGGAACAAAATACCATATTACTTATGTAAGCACTGAATTAACGACTGCCGATCTTGATGATGCAGATGAGCGTTGCTATTCGATTTACGCTAAAGCCGGTAACGCTGATTATCTTAGAATGGGTTTTACCCTAAACTTTGTAGGGGCTACCACGCAAGTTGGAGCAAGTTTTGACCTCACCAGCGGGAGCGTCGATAAGCAGGAAAGATGCACCGCCTATACGGAGAATGTTGGCAATGGTTGGTATCGGTGCGTCGTCCACAGCACAAATATGCCAGCAACTGACGGGAACCATTACAGAGGGCCATTCTTTAGCCCAAGCAACACGGCTCTCGCTTACGAATCGCCTGACAATGTCATCGTGGAATCGCGTGATGAAGGGGGAGCAAATGAACACGTTTTCTTGTGGGGGATGAATATAGAAGGCCGAGTAGGGCTTGTAGACCGGACATTCCCGACCAGTTTCATTGAAACTGGGGGCGGGACAGCAACAAGAGTCATCGACCAAGCAACAGCAAGCACAAGTGATTGGGGCTGGTCTGCTACTGAGGGATCAATGCTCATTGAACTTGAACGAACTAATACCGCAGATGCTTCCGGTGATATGGGGATATTTAAAATCACTGGTGGCAGTGGGAACGACCTAACTTTTGACACTAGCACCACTGAGGAAAACTTTCAGATTGTTTCGGGTGCTGGTGCTGGTGGAACCGCAGTAATGGATGCAGGGGATGACGTTGCTCCAAATACACCGTATAAGATAGCCGCTGGATGGAAGGCCAATGATGTTGCCGTAACATTGAACGGCGCGACATCAGTCACCGATACTTCGTTTACCCTTGCTGATGTATTTAGCGGCGACCCCATTACTTTGGGCGGGTCTTACTTTAGCGGGTTCATTAAGAGAGTCCGTTACTGGGATACTAAATTGACCAACGAACAGTTAGAAGAGCTTTCAACATGATTGATTACCTCATAGGATTCCCCGATAAGGATACCGCAATCGCATTTGGGGTGGCGGGTGGATACACCACTGTCGATGAATCGGGAGAGGCAACTACCACTTTCGGAACACATGATTTTTATATAGATATAATCGGAAAGAATTATGTCGAGACAGGGGAAGTGAAAGACAGTCCTTTTGGCGACCTACCAGTGAAGGAATTGGATGGTAAGCATTGGATTTTATTCCGCGACATGAATGGGACAATAGAAATCCCGAATGGTCTTGGGCAATACATCGCGTGGCAGTCCGACAGCGGAGAGGACATCCCCGCTACTGCCCCGAACAGAAGGTTTGCATAACATGAACACCAGTGAAATTTTAACTAAGGGAGCAACAGGAGTCGCTGGATCGATCATCGCTGTTGTTTCGCCATACCAAGAACAAGTGGAGTGGACAATACAAATTTTGGGAGGGCTTTTAGGGATCGCCGTTGCGGTGGTGTCGCTCTACCATCTGTTAAAAAACAAGAATAAGAAATGAATAAGGAATCCTTGCTTGGAATTTTACGCCACTGCCTCACATTTGGCGGCGGCTTTTTGACGCAATCTGGGCTGGCCTCTGGCGATCAGGTGACTACGGCTGTTTCAGCCATAGTGACTCTCGTAGGACTTGTCTGGTCAGTGCTGAATAAGCGGAAGTGAAGTTCTTCCGGTTGTTAACCGCCGCGCTTGAAGCCTACATCGCGTATGCGGATTGGCGGCAGAGAACCTATGTATATGACCTCGAAGATGAAATTGATCGCCTTGCCGCTGATGGCAGTCCTTCTGCCAAGTTGCGGATGGAGAGGCTCGCAGAACGCGCTCAACGAGAGCGCGATGTATGACCCGCCAACCGTGACCCTGATTGAAGGATTCAAGTATCCTTTCGTTGAAGGGACACTGATGGGGCGCGGGCAGAAGTTTCATTCTGATTACAGCTATCGTCGCGCCATTGTTATAGGAGGCGGGAAATGATCTTCCGCATCGTTAACACCTTGATTATCGTAGCCATCATCCTGCTGACTATCGCTTGCTTTTTTGTTGTCCCCTTAACATCAATCATCTTTGGAGTAGGGCCAGGATGATAGCCCTCTGCGTAGGACACAGCCGCCAAGGAGATAGCGGAGCTTCTTCAGTGGACGGAACTACTGAGTGGGACTACAACTGCGATTTAGCTGGAAAGATAGCGTCCAAGACCCGCCAGGATGTACGCATATATAGTGCATATGAGGGGAGGGGTTACACCAGTGCCATGCGCGGGCTTGCCAGGAAGCTCAAGAAGGATAGAGCAGCGTTTGCCGTAGAACTGCATTTCAATGCTGCCTCTCCTGCTGCCACTGGCCATGAATGGTTATACTGGAACACCAGCGCAAAAGGAAGGCTCTTGGCCCGCTCTTTGCGAGATTCCATGGAAGATTCATTTCCCCTGTTTACTAGCAGGGGCATCAAGGCGCGGGCGAAGGGGTCTCGCGGGGCTAGTTTCCTGCGCCTGACACATTGTCCTGCGGTCATTGCAGAACCGTTCTTTGGCACTAACAAGGACGATTGGCAACTGGCTACAGCCCATAAGGACGGGTTGGCTTCATCCATTACGGGTGGTATAGTTCTTTATAACGAATTAGCCAGCCAATGGTAGCATATCATGAGATTTCCCAAGACAATCACAATCGCCGGACGGCGGATAAAGTTGGTCATTGGGGCATTCAAGGGAGCCGATAGTGATACGTTCGGGGAATATTTCCACGACGATAAATTAATACAGATCAACACGGGGCTGGATGACAAGGTGGCCTTGGAGACTCTGCGCCACGAAGTGATGGAGGCTGCGTTACTCCTAAGTGGTGTTGGCTTTTCAGAGAGATATGAACAGGAGGCTGTTGTCCGGTGCATGGAGGAGATATTCTTCCCCGCCTGGGAAGTCATACTAAAGCGTATAGATTTTGATAAATGAAAAAGTTTATCCTCATCCTGCTGGCTTCACTGGGTGTTGCATTGGCGGAACCGCCCCCGTTACCTCAACTCATAACATTCTTTGATAGGGATGAGCTTGTATTCGGGATGTGGTGGGTAAGCGCGGGGGTGGGTTACAATTACATCCTTGAGGTCAATGAACTCGACGGCTGGGGGTGGTTTGAGGTTGCCGTTTGGGAAGCACCCCCGAAGGGAGCCGTCATGTCTGGCTACACCTTTACTTCTGGTGAAGCAATTGGTCGTGTTTGCGTTGAGCGTGTCGAGCCTCAACCTTCTCCTCGCGGAGCCATTAATTGGCGTATATTGACCCCAGTTAGATTCTAAATATTATGGCTACTAGACAATTTTTTACACCAAGAAACACGGAGCTTGCCCAATCTGAAGTTGGGATATTCATGACAGATGAAGACCCCTACGGTGTGGGGGCAATAAGTACCGGTAAGGGGGATTTGGGGGGCAAGTCTTATGGGACTTTCCAGATGCCAAGTAATCCGTCTTCCCCAGGAGAGAAATCCAAAGCCCAGCTTTTTGTAGAGACGGGGATTCCTGAGAACTACCAACAATATTTCAAGGATGATAAAGGCCAATTCCATAAGGCAGGAACCCCTGGGTTTGATGCTGCTTGGAAATCTTTAGAGAGATTTGCCAACAAGGGGTTTGGGGAAGCCCAGCAGGGTTACATCTATAAGGGGGATGAGAAAAATGTAGGGCTTGATAAGTATCTTACGGGCTTTAAAAGCACCACTGGGAGGGGTATCGATGAGTATGGTGATAAAGCCCGCAATATAATAGAGGGAGGTTATAATCAATATGGGGGGTTGCACCACAGCCATGTTAAACATGCAGTGGCTGAACGAGATGCTGCTATTAAAAACAAAAAGACGTTTACCGAAGACGACTTTATGCGATCTTTGATAAATTCAAAACTGGGGAAGGTGGAGGTGAATTTCAAAAGCTCCCCTAAAGTTTGGAAAGGTGTGCGTAACCGGTTCACGGGGGAGTTGGCGAAGTTCCCAGTTACAGCGGCTCCAGCCGAGACTCCTGGGCGGAAAGCTACAAGAACTGCTCCTGCCCCTGCTCCCGCTCCCGCTCCTGTCCGCAAGGCCAAGAGGAGCATACCTTTTTTACAGAGGGTCGCAGACAGACTGGGCGGGTAATTTTGCTGTATGAGCCGCTCCCCAAAAGGAAAAAATCGGTTCAAACATCTGGAAGACCTTGTCGTTTTCACACCCTCCAGTGAGGATATAGCACTGGCTCATGAGCGATCATGTGCCATGGGCATCCTCCCTGGTTCCTATACGCGGGGCATGGGGAACTTAACGGGCTGCCTGGGCGAGGTTGCGGTTAAAGCATATCTACCCCGCAGCCGGTATGTGGGGGATAAGGTCTTTACCCATGACGTTGTCTACAGGAAGCAGAAGGTGGAGGTGAAGTCCAAGACCTGTAGTGGGCAACCTAAACCGGAATACAGCGCCTTTGTAAATTGTAAAAAAGACATCATCCCTGAGAATGATGTCTTTTTCTTTACCCGTGTAAGGCGGGATCTTGCGCGGGTTTATCTGGTTGGTTGGCTATCGGCTTCCGCTTTTTTTAAAGTAGCCACATTCAGGAAGATAGGGGATAAGGATGATACGGGGTTTACGTTCAAGTCCAATGGTTATCAAATAACTATCGGGGAACTAAGCCCGCCGGCTCAGTTCAAATAAGCGTGTGGATGAATATCGGGGCGCTTTCGCAGTCTTCCGCGACTGCCACAACACTCCCCCAGAATTGATCCTCTGCATCTGAGGTAGATAACCCCTGGTTGGTGAGTGCATTAATGCAGAGTTCAATGCTGTAGATGGCCCTGGGAGGCTCAAGGGAGGCTCCGATAAAGGCTCTGTCAAGACCATCAGCCAGGATGACCTCTTCAGATTCTTTGCCAAGTTTGTCCTCAAGGAATTCAATTACTTCGTCGGCTGTCATAGGGCTACTTTTTCTTTAGCAGGTGCTTGGATCATTGGCTCCTTGTCTATATCAAATTTTGAGTCTAAGTCAATCTCCCATATTTTACCTCCCCCGAACCCTATGGATTTTATAGGTCGCGCTTTCTTGTTGCTCTTGCTGGTTTCTTCCAGTGTCAGGAAACCTCTCCTCACGAATTCCATGTTGGCGGATACTCCTATATTCCGGCCCCCATTAAATTCAAGAATACTCCCTTGGAACTCAGTCAGGGTTCCCCGCCATATGGGGTTGGTGAAATACTCCCGCGCCCTCTTGACGAAGAACTCGACCAGTTCAGCTACTGTAGACCTACTTGAGTTATCATAAGCTGCCGATGCAATTGTCTTGTCAATGTAGCCATATACACCGAAGCGTGAGTCCCCTTTAACCTCCTTTGGGACTTTCCAGTCCAACAGCCAACGGGCAAGGTGAGGCAATTCATTTGTTATGGTTTCCTCAAGTTCATCATTGGGCGGAAACTTTGTTGTTGCATCATCACTCATGCGCAAGGCCATCAGCTTATCCTTATTGGATGAGTCAAGACTGGGGATCACACTGAGGCTATTGGCGTCCATGTTAAGGGACATGACTACACGCCCGGTCCATGGGACACTGATTGCATCAACATACTTCGCGTGGTATTCCATTCTTGGGTTGGCTACACTTTTCTTTATAAGCTCTGTTGCCCTCCTCTGGTCTTGAAAGGAGGCCGCAGAGGTTGTGTCATCCACAACCCAGGCAGCAACCCGTGCAAGATCCTTATTAAAGTTTGTCTGGCCAGACAGGTAATCCGAAGCGTCAGCGAACCCACCGACCAAGGCTGAGATAACCTTGTTGGATAACAGGGATTTACCAACACTGGTTGGACCAACTAGAAGGAGTGCATGTCCTTGTTTACGTTTACGTTCTAAGACGGCTATATAGAATCTCTTCATCCAAGCAAAGAAATACAGGACAGTTCCCTGTTTCACACTGTCCGCGAATAATTGGTGGAGCCATTTATGCAAGAAAGGCCACTTGGAGGGGTCCCCATCCTCTGCCGGTTGCACTGGATCTATATTGGCAGTGTTAAGTATCCGGTGGCTGTTATAAGAGACCACCCTGTCAGGGCTGAATACAACAGGTGCTATTTCATCGATCCGGTTATCATTCGCAATTGTAACCAGTGCTGTTTCCAGTTCCGATAAAGGTTGCCCCCTTCTAGGGCGCGGGGAGAAGCCAGCTTGGCGAAGCTCAAGGCACAACTGATCCTTGGGGATCGACTGAGCCGCGCCGTGTAACAACTTGTAGTGCATTTTTCCATTAAACCAATATTGGTCTAACAGGCTGCCCATTTTCTTGACCTCGTAATCCTCGACAAACTTCGCGCCGAAGATTTCCCGCCATGTGAGGAACCCTTTACCGGCACGGACGCTGTAACAGATTATCCCCTCGTCAGAGACCTGACACCCAATGCGTTCAATGTCATCATCGATCCAAAACAGGGGACCACGCGCCCCTATTGTGAAGTCCCCCTCCCAACGATTGGGGAAACGCTCATGGACTTCTTTTTCAATTACATCGATTGGTATTGTCGATTGAGTTGTCTGTGGTGGATTGGTGTTGGCAACCTTGAACAGGGTTGTCCTGTAAATCTCCTTGGGTATTGGCTCCCCTATCTTGACCCAGTCCTCCCCTATAGCGAAGACCTGACTCGCCCTGTAGGAGGACTCATCAAAGCCGGCGAAGAGTCTTTCCACTTTAAGTTGGTTTCCCAGGCGCTTTATGAAAGCGTCATACATATCAGGGGAGATGAGGAGCTTTTCCTCAAGCTCCCACACCAGGCGTATATACCCTGAAAATGTCCTTGAGCGCCAAGTCGGCAGGAGTTCTTTACATTGCGTGTGGATTAGTTTATCAACGGCATCCCAGTCCAGCGGGGCATCATAATCTATGGCCAGACCATGAACTGCATTTATGGGGTTACTCTCAGAAATTCGGAGGTTGGGGTTGTCTCCTTCACACAAGGTGTAGAAAACATATTTAGTGTCTTTCTCTCCACACCATTCCTTGAAGTGTGCCTTGGACTTTAGGGATGGCTTGAACTTGGCCAGCCCTGACATATCATCAGTCTTATTAGTTTTCTTTTCTTGGAGGTTTTTAATATATCTGTATTTCATTTTTCATACCTATCTAATATTTTGCCTTCCGCAGCCAGTGGGATATCCGGTATCCAGTTAGGCGCTTGAGACATGCTTTCAATTACATCCGTTAAAGTTTTTTCTGCGCTTCCTTCATCCGTCTCAATGATAAACTCATCGTGGACATGGAAGATGATTCTTGCGCCTGTAGCCTCAATGCGAAGGAGCATGTCGGCAAAGATGTCCCGCGCCAGTGCCTGGGATAAGTTCTCTGCCAATAAACCACCCCACAGGCGCATTGGGATTTTTCTAGAGTTCCTGGTGATCATGGCGATGTAGTTACGCCTACCCTCCTGCAAAGCGGTAGTGATTTTTCCGTAATTTAACTCTCTTCCTGATGGCAATCTCAGGATGAAGTCTTCCCCTTTAGCATATGCAATATGCATTTTCCTTTGGAGATTGTTCCAGAGCCTTACTACCCTGTTTAGCTTGTTGCGATATAGCATTACGGCTCCATGTGCTTCCCGTAGAGGCATCCCTGAGATCATTGAGAACTTGTTAGCGGACGCCCCATAGCCACAACCCAAGACCATTTGCTTAATCATGTGGCGCAATTTCGGGTTTTCATCTTTCAGGACACCCGAATCACTGGACCATTTGCCAAATCGAACGGCGAAGGCTTCATAGATATCATCACTCTTCTCAATTTCTGCCAGAGTTTCCCCATCTTCTGCCAGCCAGCATAATGTACGGACTTCAATCTGTGACAAGTCAGCAACTATGAGTTTTTTGCCTTTCCCAGGTGAGATCAGATGCCGGAGGTTCACGCCAAACAGGTCACCTCTTGGAAGGTTTTGCAGATTCAGGTTTCCACCGGATCCTGACCAGCGTCCTGTATGAGCGCCAAAATACATTAAGCCCCCGTAGAAGCGCCCATTAGATAGAGTCGCATGGTCAAATGAGTCCAACTTGCGTTTCAGTGCGTTGATACGCCGGTAATCTCGAACAGCTTCAATCCAAGGATAGTCTTTACCATGTAAACACACCCATTCGTTAGCCTCCTCACTGGACAGCGCGAGGCTTGCCGGCGGCTCTATATCTATTTTACGGCATTCTTCATTAAACGCCTTGCGTGACAGCGGAGGGGAATCTTCAATCCAAGGGATACTGTTCTCGGCTTCAAATCTTTTCTTGGAAATTGATTCCCGCTGTTCCTTTAACAGGTGAGTGTCAATAGGAATGCCCCGCTGGATCCCCCTACGCCCGATACCGCTTATTTCACGCTCTTGGGGTGGCCATTGGTCACTAAGGCCCTGCCACAGCCTTAGACACAATTCTGAGTCCTTTAAGGCATAAGCACTGACTTCCACCTTGAACTCCTGGGACATGTCTTCCCAGCGTTTTCCCTTCATGTTGTCGCGTGTATCTTTGGAAATCTCTAGGTCAAAGAGTTCCCCAGTTGCCCCCTTTAGGGATCGCGGTAGTCCACAGTAGGCTGCCAAGTCCGCAGTGCAGTGCCACAGGGCATAATCAACATTAGGCCACCAGCCTTTCTTCACCCCAAAGAGGTAAAGGGTCTGGTCAAAGGATGCATTATGGGAAAGGACTTGCTGCCCCTCCAGGGTTGCCCAGTTGAAATCTTTAGGATGCCCCACAAAGCTGGTCCCCTCGTCCCCGACGACTGAGACCATGTAGGCATCAAAATCGGGGTGGGCAAAGTAACCCAATGGTCCCAGTGTCTTTATGGAGCAAGACTTATCATAGTAAGTCTCATAGTCCAGAGCATAGGTATTCATATGTATAAAGTTGCTCTGGTGACTAAGAGGAAGAAAGCATAAGACCTCAAAGCCACCAGAGCGGGTTGGCTAAACCAAGGAGAACGGAAAACCCTCAGTCTGCCACGGCACTATGAACTGGAACTAAGTTCCAGCTTTGTTTGGTCCATGTCAACATCCTTCAAAGATTCTAATTGTTTGCACAACGCCATAATAAGGATATCAAAGTCCTCCCGTTGGCGGGTTAGCAATTCAATCTTTTCAGAATAGTCCTTTTGAAGCTTTTCGAGTTCTTCAATATGGTCGTCCAATACTTTTATTTCTTTTTTAGCAATAGTCATAAATCTAAGAAGTGAAGTTTTGAACAAATTCTACCACGGCATCTGGGGCTTCCCCCTTTGCAACGGTAAATGTGGCGTTGTACCATTCGGTCTTGCCCCTGCTGTCATACTCGGTCTTGAATGTCCAAGTCTTCTTCATAAGGGGAACCGCTGGGTTGAACTTAGCAAAAGTACAGAGGCGCATATAAGTGTTTCTATAAGACTTATTTTGCACATCCAGCTTGCCCATTGCATATGTCTCATCCCCAATCGGGAACTGATAAGCATCGTCATCTGCACCCTCCGGCTTGGGGATTAGGAATGTGATGTCCGCAAATGGATGGACTTCATATTCTGAGTCTGCTGTAAGAGCAATACTTTCTTCTTCTGTTCTGGCAATTCGCCCTCTTATACCCAGTTGGTAGTCAATTTTCTCTCTCCAGGCTTTCACGGCACTGACGACAATTACGTCCACCATTGTCCCTTCCTTGACTACTACACGCGACTTGTCGATGACAAGGTCGCCAAACTCACCGGCATCATATTCCGATGATTTTTGCCGGATGTTATAGCGTGGGATATCAATATCCGTTGCTGCAATCTCCCACTTGGGGTTTCCTGCTAACTCCTGCTTTTCTACTTCTACTACTTCTAGTTTTTTCTCTTTTGTCTTTGGCATTACTGCTACTCTGTTTGTGGTTTAGGACAGCGTGTATCGCGTGTCCGATTGGTTAATTATGTCTGCTGCTTCTACAGCATCCATAAAATCTCTGGCTTTCTGGCCCTGCTCCCCCTCTGGGGCTGACCTACCTACGGCCTCTGCAATTTTTTTCAAGGGAAAGTTGGCTATATTGACAATATCTTCATCTTGCAGGTCAAAATCACTGACGATTTCCATCAGCTTTGTGTTGTCATTGCATTTTCGAGTCGCTCCCAGGGAGCGTAGGCGCAATGATGGGAACTCCTTACCATCCCGTGCAACGGCAATTGCCTTTGCTCTTATCCGCGTAGCCCAGTTTGTAACAATCTTAGCAATAGGCCAAAGGTGTTCCAAGGTTTCAGGGTCATCAGGATCAGTGATATCACACTCTGGCAATGTGTTTTCTGCAACCCTGTTGGCTATCTCAATTGCGATTGCCCCCAGAGCCGGACAGCGTTCCTCGTATGCGCAGAACCGGCAGTTAACATTAGGGGTTAGGTCCCTGAGTTCAGGAGTTCCCTCATCCCATTTGGGCCGGATAAGTTCGCCGGATTTGATGACATAGGATAATTCCTTGATCAACTCAGGAAGTTCTTTCCTCTTGAATTCACTATGGAGAACCTCACCCCGAACGGGGATATAGAACACAAAAGTAATTGTCTGGATATCAGGGAATCTCTGGAAAGCCCCAACCGTATATGCCTTGGCTTGCCAGTTGTCCCTTGGGGCATCAATGATACTGATGCCCGTCTTATAGTCCCCCATGACAGCCTTGTTGCCATAGAGGGTTAGCCGGTCACAAGTCCCCCAGGTGCTTGTCCGGTCCAATTCAACATCAACAAGCACCTCATTGTATTCAGTGCGTTCTGTATCACCAATAACAGTTTGCAGGAACTCATCCTCATCCTTGACGATCTGCTCATATATCTCGACTTCCCCTTCGTCGTGGAGCGCGGAAGAATCCCGAACCTCCAGGGCTTCATGTATCCTGGTTCCTTTCTCAGCGGCAGCACTCGTCCCTGACCGGCCTGTATAGCCGGAACAGGCTGCTACATACTTTAATGATGACGGACTGAACTCCGCGTGATCTCTACTGGTGTGGTCTGGTTTATCCATGGTGTGCAAATTCTCCGTGTAGTTTTTCTCTAAGTTCTCTTAATTTGATAATACACTCTTGCTTGCCTTCTTCTGTGTAGGGAAATTCTGGCGTATACTTTTCTTTATAATTTAGCCTTACCTTTCCAAACCATTTTCTGTAGGACGTTCCATTTCTACGATCCACTTTTTTTACCCCCAAGCCTTTCACTCCTGTTTTATTTCTTGTGCATAATTTCCTATTG